CGACGCTTAGCACGACGCATGGCTTACACCATCGACAGCGACTGCATGACCGTTCTCGACTCCGCCGCAGCGACGTCTACTCCTGCAACGGGCAAAAGCTTAGGCGCCACGGGATCCGAGTTCACCATAACCGGTGGGCTTGGCACCAAAGACATCTTGGCTGGCAAAGCAGCGATCGAGGGCAAAAACTTCATTCCCGACAGCATCCTGCTTAACCCAATCAACGCCAGAGACGTCATGTATCTTCCCCAGTTTTCGCTGTACGCACAGTACGGCGAGCAGCCGGGAGCAATGCAGAACGGCGTGATCGGCTCAATCTACGGCATGTCACTGTACATAAGCAACACTGTTCCAGCGGGAAACGCGTACATATTGAGCACTGGGCCGAACCTGTCGGCGGCGTATTCACCTTTGGGCTTTTTCGTTAAGGTTGCCGCCTAAGCAGCCGCGAAGTAAAACGCCCCTTGATGAGCGACGTTGAAATAAAACAGGAGTTCGACTCTGTCGACGTGACTTTGACAACCCGCTACAGCCCCGTGGTAGTCTGTGGAGAAGCAATCTGCAAAGTGACTGGACTCAACACGAGTTAAACACAACTTTTGAAAAGAGCAAAAAAACTTCTTGCCCCTGTCTTTTAAGTTAGGGTCCGTAAAGCCGGCTTTCAAAATCATCTCGCAATTTTGCTTGGCCATGCGCTGGGCAGTGTGAAAGGGTGATTTAAACATGGAAAAAGCATTTGGACATGAAAAAGTGAGCGTAGCTGCACATGCAGCAGCAAGCGAGAAAGCCGCGTGGATGGCGCGTTGGACGATACAAAAGTTCGTCGGCGACTTTCCAGGGATGACTCCGCGGGAAATCATGGATTCAGGCGTTAAACCTTATGAGTCCTTGGAGTTAGAGGGCAACTGTCTGCTGAACTGCGGAATCAACAGCATCATCTGGAAGGCCGTGAACGGCGGGTTAACGTCCCCGTTGAACGCTACTTACGGCTGCATAGGCGTGGGCGACTCGACGACGGCGGCGTCGGCAAGTCAAACGGGGCTGCAGGCAAGCAGCAATTACCTCTGGGTTGTTGCGACAAGCGTCACGGTTGGTTCAAGCCAGCAGATGGTTGTCGTAGCCAACTTCAGCTCAGGCCAAGCCAACTACGTTTGGAACGAGATCTGCGCTGGTGTGGCTCCGTCTGGGCTGCCTAGTGCCTCAGCTGCTCCGCCAGGTTCAGGGACGGCTTTGAATCGTTTGGTGTCAACCATGGGCACGAAAGCAAGCGGTACCACGTGGACTGCGACGTTGACGGTTTCGCTGCAATAGGTGTATGGGCATGGTTAACGTTGGGGATACTTACACTTACAGCGCAACTATTAGCAACGGAGCAAGCCTTAGTCTTCAGCAATCAAGTACTCAATGCGTGGTAATTCACAACATCTGCTATGCAGGTGCAGTGGAGTTACACGCAACTGATGGTACGAATGATGTGAAGGTTGATATGGATTCTTCTAACGGCGGCTGGCTGAACTTTGCTTTTCACTGCAGCGCGAGCTATTGGTACTACGTGAAGAACACGAGCGGCGGAAACCTCGTAATTACCGCTGACGGGATCTATACTCATACTTGAGGTGACCGAGGTTGACAAACGTTGAACAGGGTAACGCATGTATCTACGCGAAAATTCAGCTTGCGCAGAACTTAGGGATTTCCGCGAGTGGCTCAGATCAGGTTAACGCAGCAGTTAATCAAACTCAGGATCCTAATGGCTTGTGGAGTGCCGTCGGCTGGTTTTATGATGAGCCGTCGGGAGTCTTGACTGTGTACTTTAATGCTGTTCCTTCTGACGATGGCGCGCAATTACTTACGAACATCCAGGGCATCTACTCAACCGCGGCGTTCGTGACCTAGTAATGACAAGGCTTACTCCCCGTACTTCAACGCTTCACACGTTGACCATAACAATGCAGGCTGCACAAGAAACGTTGCAAGGCACGCCGACTACGCTGCCAACTTCTGAGCCTGGCGCCGGGAGCGAGCAGGTTAGCTATACGGTGGTGTCTGGCGATTTGCCGACGTTCAGTGGTTCAGTGCCGATTGCGCAGACTTGGATTGCTGATGTTATTGCTGCTGGAAAAGCTGTAACCGCAGCAACTATTTCGTGGCGAATGAAGAAAAACGGCTCTAATGTTGCTACGGGAACTCAGGCTGTTGCTGCTAACACATTCTACACCGTAAATGCCTACTTTGTTGGCGTAGCGGTTGGCGATGTCTTGACGATTTCTCTTTGGAGCAACCAGACAGACAGCAATTGGGATTACAATGCTTATCAAATTCACTATGATAGGTTAATTCCAGAAAACCCGAATAAGCTCTACGTGTACAACTTAACGTACACTCTTTTTACGCCTAATGCAAACCTTCCCACATTAGTTAAAGGCAATCCTGCTTCAACAGGTACGCAATATCCAAATTTCAATGTTGGAAATTCAGGTTTTGCTGTGCCAATATCAAGTTCGCAAAACGTGGGTGCGTTGCTGGTAAGCTCGATTTATGGACTAGTCAGAATGTATTATGGCGAACAAGCTGGAGTTAACACGGCTATCGTCAACACAAGCGCAACATATCGCCCATATTACTACCAAGACTATCACTGGGTCAGCACAATAGGTTGGCGTTATTTGGATAGAGCTTTAAAGTAGGAGTTGCGAGTGTTGTCTGTCGCTGTCACCGAGTACGGTGAAATCGTTTCTAACGGGCTTACTGAGTATGGCGAAGTTGTTTTCGGCAGTAAGTTAACAGAGTTCGGCGAAATATTTTTTCAAGGAATTCATGTTATTTCAGCCTCGGAAAGTGGTGTCGGCTCAGACGTTGCAAGTTTAGCTGCTTCGGTTCCAGCAGTTGAATCTGGACAGGGCGCAGATGCTGCCGGGCTTCAAGCAGCAATTCCCGGAAGCGACGTTGGAACGGCTTTTGAGTCTTCAACAGTTCAAGCGACCGTATCCGCAGCTGAATCAGGCTTAAGCTTAGATTCAGTTACTTTGCACGCCTTGATCTCTCTTCTTGAGTCAGGTGTAGGTGCTGATTCAGCCACAGTTCATACTTTTCTTAGTCTGCTCGAAACAGCCGTAGGCTTTGATGCAGCAACTGTTCAGGCGTTAGTTAGCGCTTTAGATTCTGGCGTAGTTGTGGATTCTGCTGGGGTGTCAGCTTTCTTGAGCGTTTTTGATTCTGGTTTAGGTGTTGATAGAGCCAAGGCTGGTCAGTTGTTTGTTCGTTTGGTCAACCTTGTGGGTGACGGTGCGCCTGTAACTTTGCGGGTTGAGGGCAGCCAGGTTGTGTTGCGCGGTGACGGTGCACATGTCAAGGCAGAGTAATTGAGGAATGAGATTATGTCAACTGTTTTCAGGATGAATACGGGTGATTTGCAGCCGAGCCTGCAGGCTACCCTTTTGAACCCAGACAACACTCCTGCAGACTTAACTGGGGCAAGCGTCGTCTTTACCATGATGCAGCAAGGTGCAGTTCTGTTCAGTAATCCAGCGACGATTGTTGACGCGGTTAACGGGGTGGTTCTTTACTGTTGGCTCCCTGGCAACACAGATTATTATGGCAGCTGCGTCGGCGTTTTCGTCGTCACGTACCCGTCTGGGTTGACGCGGACGTTCCCCGTTGGCGCCCAGTTAAACATTGTTTTTCCCCCGCAGTACCCGCAGTTTACCACGCTTGGCGAGGTCATAAGCCGCTTGAACGTCACGGGACCAGACAGCAACGACAACTTCACCGTTTTCGGTCTTGCGATTTCTGCCGACAGCGTGCAGGCTCACGTGGACTACGCGAACAAGTACCTTTACTCTCTCGTGCCAAGTTTAACGCCCACGGATTCGCTTTATGTCAACGCGCAGTTAGCCGCATTGGACATTGCTTGCCTGGGCGTTCTAGTGACAAGCGTCGGGGGCAGCCTCGTCGGGGCGTACGACTATTTCCTCGGCGACATGCGTGTGGCACGCGCGGGGCCTTACGCTTCCGCGATCAAGGCTGCGATTGACGGCTACCGCAGCAGCGCGATAGCTAACTTGGCGAACGTGGCAGCGGTTGTTTCTGCGGCTGAGGCTTCTGCGGCTGGGAAAGTGCCAAGGTACAGGGGTGGGTTGGTTTCGCCATGAGTTATGGAAAAGTGCTGACAAAAGGAAATTACATCTTGGCTAAAGTGAACGGGGTCAAGATGGTTCTTTCAAGCGGTGAACTGGGGCAGCTTATCTGCGATGGGTATGATGTAGAAGTTGTAACGTCAACTTGAAGAAAACTTTTTGTTAGTCGACTAGGTGTGCTGTGCCGTCGGGACAGTAGACCTTCTCGCCTGTTTCAACTTTCGCGTAGCGTCTCTTGCACTCGAAGAGTTGAAGCTCGCATCCATCACAATCACGAGATAGCATCTTGTCACCTCTCTTCCTTTAACAAGTTCCGAAGTAGCGTACGGAACAGAGAAATAAGGATTTTGTTCATAGTCTATAGCCACTTCTTTGGTACACTAACAGCAGGGAGTTGTTTTTACCATGTCTACACCAAGCGACACGTTCGCAGAGAAAATTAGCAACCTGTTGCAGCAGAACTGGGACAGCGACAGCACAGGCATTCAGATGACTGACGTGTTCTGGAGCCACGACAAATTCGACACTATGAGCCAGGTTGAACAGGTCAGCCAAAAAGCCATTGTTTCAACGTATAACCCTCAGAACCCAGTTGCTGTCGAGGTGCTTACCCCCCAGACCAACTTTATTCATGAAACAATCGTGGTCGACGTTATCCTCCATGTTGCAATTCTCGGGGGAACCGACAGCTGCATTGCTCTGCGTGAATCCGTGCGACAGTTTATCCTTAAGATTTTGCATGCTCATCAAACGCTTTTGCCTGGAGCCAACCTCATGAATGTGGAAGGCGAGTATGTGCGTGGTGAGCTGCCGCAGATTCAGCGTGAGACTTTCAAGGTGGCTGTAAGCTTCTTCGACGTTTCACCGGCTTGAATATACAAAACAAATCTGTTTTCTCCCGACAGCGTTGACTGCGCAAAAATTATATACAAAATGCTTGAAATAGAGCAAGTGGGAGAGCGATAAGTTGGGTTTATACAAGGTTGTTTTCAAAAAGTGTCCGCAATGCGGCGGCCGTCTTAAACAGGGAATGCCTCGGATTGGTCCAGAAAAAGTCGTGTGCGGGCACTGCCACGCAGAAATCAGTACAGGATTGAAACCCTGGTCGAGTTTCACAACTGAACAGAAGCTGTGGAAGGGGTTCTGGGAGCTCATTGCGCCGTCCTACTTCGGCAGCTACTTTTCCGTCGCGGGGTTGATTGCCCTAGTTGTGAACGCCGTGTTGGTGTTGCTGCCTTTGATTGCCATACTGGAATTAGCCTTGTCTGCTGGCTCCATTGACGCCTCGGCAATCGGTCTTGCTGTTGGGATGTTCATAGTCGGCGCGTTGTACGTCTATTATTTACCGCTGAAGCATCTGCGGACGGAGATCGAAATTTCCGAGAGAAGCGACCCCAATAATCTTGCTGTTTGGCATGTCGGCGAAACCAGAGATTACCTGCAAATCGTGTGGTACGGGACGATAGCAGCCATCGTTTTTGTAGCTATAATTGCGGTTGCAGCCGCGTTGCTAGGCGGATTGGGCTAAGAAACAATGGTTCGGTTACCCTCAGCTTCGTTGGGGAAGCCATCAAGCGACCGTCATCATTCCCGTTTACCTAATTTTCACCATTAATACGAACCCCTTTTCGTCCTTAGTTCTTTGCGGGATGTCTAGCTAGTTAGCCCAGTCGCCATTGAATTTGACGCAAGTTTAGTTCTTCAGTTTTGGGTGAAAAAGTGTGAGCGTAAATATTGAGGTTTCAATTCAGCAAGGGATCACGGCTGCTCTGGAAAACTATGTTGAGCAGTACCCTGAGGCTGTAGCATCCGCGATGAGGACGGTTGCTGACCGCGTGCTTGAGACAAGCAGTGTTCTTGTGCCTGTGCGGACGGGTTTCCTTAAGTCAACGCTTGGTTATCGGCAAGACAGCAGTTTCCAGGTGACTTTTTTTGCGGCAGCTTCTTACGCTTCTTATGTCGAGTTTGGGACTTCGCGCATGTCTGCTCGGCTGTTTCTTACGCGGTCGATTCAGCAGCATGAAGGGGAACTTCCGCAGGAAGTGCTGTCTGCCCTGGTTCAGTTGCGCGATAATTTCTTTATTGTCTGATGGTCATGGGAGGTGAATTAAGCTATGAGCAGCAATTTTCTTTCTGTTGGCATGAACGGCGTGGTCCAAGTTAACGGAGTCGCCGTGGCGAACCTGAAGAACGCTAGTTTCAGCATAAAAAACGACAGTGTCGAAGAGTACGCTTGCGGAGGAACAAACCCGAATCAACCCGTGCTTTTGGCGGCGACGAATCAGCATGCAGAAATCAAAGCGGAACAGCTCTGGACAGACAACAATGTGCTGACGCTTGCGCAGACGCCTGGAACTGCCATTACCATAATCGTCGGGCCGAAGGGCACAGCAACAGGCAACCCCAAATACACTTTCAGCAACGCAGTCATCACACAGTTGGATCTTAAGTGGGATCAGAAAAGCGCAACCAGCAACAGCTTCAGCGCCAAAGGCATCTTATCTGCGGTGGGAACGTTCTCGTAAGGGAGCAGATTTTCCATGTTTGTTGTTTCCCCTTTTTAGGGTAATTTGCTTGTATTAGGAGGTTAAAGTTTGAGTGAAGAGGAATTTGATCAAGAAGGCTTTGAACGGTTAAAAAAAGACTATTTGGAATACGAAGCTCGCATGCGTGAACGCTTGGGCAAGTTTAACATCAATGAGGTTTTAAGGCAAGCAAAGGATTTGCGTTCTGTTTTCGTTGAAGGCCTCGGCGTGGTTCGTTACGTGCTCTTGTCCGAAGCCGACATCAGCGAAATTGCAAAGAAGTTCCCAGACGACGCTCGTGAACGGAACTTGCAGGCTTTGTTCAGGTCTTTGGCTGCTGTGGACCCCGAGATAACGCTTGAAAAGCTAAGAGCCCTGCCTTACGATGTCAGTCGCGTGTTGCAGGAGACGGTTTTGAACGCGAGTTTTTTGCCTCAGCGGAAGACGTCCAAGTCTGGCTCGACAGCAGCGGCGAACTTCAAAGCCTCATCCTGATCTGCCACTACTACCCCGCCTACGACTTGGAGAAAGCTGGAAAACTAAGTCGTCTCCAAATTCAGGTTCTCGCGGAAGGTGTAAGGTTAATCCGTCAACTTGGCAATCCGTGAAAAAGCACAGTGGGCAGCTCGTCTCGCCTTTTTGTATGTCGCAGAAGTAATTGGCAAAACCTTAAGAGTTACCATCATCAAATCATGGCTGAAAACTGAGGTCAATAGAGTTGCAGAAAGTTCGCGTTATCCTGACTTTAATTACAATAGGTTGCATTTTAGGTCCTGTTGGTGCTGTGTTAGTTATGTACCATACCAATTTGGTCCAACTGGTCATCCCTTCTCAACTTCAGAACTTGATTAGTTCCAATAACAACGGGAACAATAACAATAACAACAATAATAATAACAACAATAACAACAACAATAATAACAATAATAATAACAACAATAACAACGGCAACGGGAACCCCAGCAACAGTAACAACCCAAATGGCAACAACAATAACAACGGAAACATCCTGAGCAATTCGGGAAACGTGATAAGCAATAGTCCCCTTGTTAACAACCCAACAAGCAGTTTCGGAGGCTCTGGGCAGTTCGACGTTACCGCTCAAATCAACGGAAACCAAGTTTCGGACGAAATGACGGCGAACATCAACTGTCCCCTCAACCAAAACGGGAACAACATCCAGATAAGTTTAGACTTGACCCCGACGAATGTCCCTAACGATCTTGAGCCGCTGTTCAGCACAAACAACGATTACACCTTTAACTTTGCTGGAACGACAAGCAGCTCATCTTCCGGCACTCAGATATCGGCGAACGATCAGGGAGGCCTCAACCCCGGATCAATCCCATTTAACATTAACCTTTCTGGATCAATTGATCAGGCTCAGGATACATTCACGTTCACATTAGCTACTGCCTCGGGAGGAAACCCGCAGGTATTCATCACCACTCCTCAAGCGATAAGCTTGTACGTTAACAATAACAACAACGGCAACCCGAGCAACACTAGCTCTCCAAGCAGCAGCCCTAACGGAAATAACAACAATTCGAACGGAGTCAACCCAACCTTAGACACTTCAAGCAGTCAAATTAACACTGCAACAGGAAAAATAACTCTAACTTTCACCATAACCAACAGCAACAGCCAAGCCGCAAAAATAAGCAAAATGGGCGGAACCCTGATAGATGGCAAAAACCAAGTAACCTTGGGGACAGTAAGCCTGTCATCATCGGTGACTATCAATGCTGGTCAAAGCTCCACGGTTGTGGTGTCAGGCACTTTGACATCGCAGGGCAAAAGTGACTTATCAAATAATTTTGCTGGTGACACATCAATCGACATTGAAATATCCGGTGGATCAATGACCATAAACGGAGTGGCACAGTCAAATTCACAGACCCAAGATCTCGGCAACATTAACTTAGTGAGTTAAGGTGATTATGATGGAAAACAAAATAAACTTCATCGCGTTGGCTGCTGGAATCTTAGGCTTGGTCCTGATTGCCGTATCAATGTTTGTCCCATGGTGGCAGTTCACGGTTAGCAGCCCAGCGAACGTCCAAGTTAACTTTTCGCCAGTCAACTTTAACTTTTCACATTCCGGCACCTCAATTTCCATACCCCTGATTTGGGCTTTGAACATCGCGTGTTTGCTGACTTTGCTGGCAGGCGCACTCATACTTACAATCTACGCGGTAAAACCAACTAAATCTTACTCAAAACAGCTGCTTGGATTCGGATACAAAAAACCCTTGTACACGGTTGTGGCTTTCGTCGTAATATTAGTTGCTTTGACCCTGATACTGCAATTCGTGGCGGGAATTAGCCTGCCAATCAACGGTTCAGCCGTAATAAGTCCTAAGGGTTCAAGCCAGAGCGCCAGCGCTTCAGCGGTCTTGGAATGGCCATTCTATTTCGCCGTCGTCGTCGCTGGGCTAAGCGTTGCGGCAAGGGTGGTTCATGGAAGAGTAACTAAACCAGCCGTTCTTCCCGCTCCATAACTCGACTGGCTATCAACCAAGCAGAGGTTTGATTGGGCGACTGCCGTAATTTTGCGGATGGCTCGTCAAATCAGATTCTTAATTGTAGCAAAAGCTTGATTATCGAGAATTGCTTGTTCAAACCCTCTTTTCTTTAGGCTCAGTCCTTCTTTATTCCAAAAAAGAGCACGTATAGCTTTTTCGGCGCTGTCTTCCAACAAAAATCAAAGTTAACCTCTTAAAAATAGAAAAAACGGGATTTTTCATGAGTGCCAACGTTGAGTTTAACATTACGGCGTTTGACGAAGCGTCAAGCGTTTTCGAAGACGTAGGCAGCAGCGCTACTGAATGCTTCTCTACGATCACATCTGGAGCTTCTGAAGCCGCTGACTCTACTGAAGCTGCTGCATCTGAAGTGTCAAGTAGCATGCAGGGTGTTTCTTCGGCTTGCAGCGAGGCGGCTGAGTCTCAAGCTTCCGTGGCTTCTGCGAGTGCAACACTCGGGGACAATCAGGCTATTGCGACTGGTGGCCTGCAGAGTAACGCCATGGCTATGAATATGGCTGCTCTTTCAGCTGCCAGCTTGGTAATGGGCATCAGCAACGTTGAGAACGCGGAGGTTACGCTTGACCGGGCACATGTGACATTGGAGAAGGATCAAACGGCGGTTACATTGGCTCAGCAGGCTTACAACAAGGCAGTGAGCGACTATGGCGACGACAGTCAACAGGCATCTGACGCAGCGTCGAAGCTTAAAGACGCGCAGGACACGTTAAGCGTCGCCCAAGAAAAAGTCAGCGAGGACCAGCGGAACCTGAACAACACGATCATGATGAGTTCCCTGCAGATCATCCCAGGCGTCATCGGCGCGTTTACAAGTCTGAACACGTTATTTTCCACGTACCCGGCAGTTGCTTCAGCCGTTTCAGCCGCAACCGATGCGGTTGGCTCCGCCATGGATTTCTTGGCTGCTAACCCAATTATCCTGGTAATCGCTGGCGTCGCCGCTTTGGCTGTTGGGCTCTACGAGGCTTACGAGCACTGTGCACCCTTCAGGGACGCAATCAACGAGGTCGGAAGCGTTTTGGAAGGAGCTTTCAAGACTGCCTTGACGGAGGTTGAGGGCGCGCTCCTGTTCTTGTGGGACAACGTGTTCAAGCCTTTCGGCGAATTCTTGTCTTCCGTTTTTACCGGTTGCATTTCTTCCTTGGAGGCTGCTTGGAGCGGCTTGGGCGCCGTGCTAAGTTACCTGTGGAACGATGTTCTTGTACCCGTGGCTAACTTTTTCAAGGGCGCCTTCGTTGACGCTATTGATTTCGTTATGGTTCCGATTGATGCTTTTGAGTCTGCGGTTAGCAAGGTTGCGAATGCCGTGAAGCCTCTTACCGACATTATCGGCGGCTTATCGAATGCTCTTAAGGGCTTGTGTTTTGCGCATGCAGCACCCGCTGCTGAGGAGTTCAACAAGCAGGTGTCCAGCAGCATCGAGCTTTCGAACAGTCTGACCCAGAAGCTTGAGCCTCTAAGCAAGAGTTTGATGGGTGTTTCTGGGAGCACTGGAAACGCGAACGTTAACGGGCTTGGCGGCGGCACTCAACACATCACGGTCAACCCAACCATTAACATCGGCAAGATCGACAGAAACACGGGTCTAAACGACGTGATCAACTCCGTTAATCAAGGCACAGCGCAGGCTTTGGCGAGGCGATTTTGATGAGTTGGCAGATAAGCTCCGGGTCTACAACGGTTACTTTCCCCGTGAACCCGCAGAACATCACCGATGAAAACCCGATTGTTGAAACCGATTTCCAAGTTGACAGTCAGCAGAGCGTTGTCGTCAGCGAAGGCTTAGATGTGCGGACGCTGACGCTGAAAGGGTTCTTTTATGTTTCAGGACAAACAAAAACTAATTTGGACACTAATTTTGTGTCGCCATTGCTTAGTTTGAATCGGCAGCAGGTCACGCTTACTTGTCCGACTCCCAGGTACAATGGCGGTTGGCTTCTCATTGTGAAGAGCGTTGAGGAAAAGTCCGAGGGCAACCTGCAACGGTACACTTACACGCTTGTGCTAAAGCAAGGCGCAGCTTTCGTCGTCCTTTAGGGGCTTGATAGTTTATGGATTCTCTATTCATAGTTTTCAAATACGTGAAGCAATAATACGCAAGATGTTAACGCATACAGGAAAATTGCTTTGATCTCAGGAGTTAAGAACCTTGGTGGACTTTGAAATCTTTATTGCCATAAGTTTAACCTATGCCTTTTGCGCTTATGTAGCATTTCATTTCAAACCTTGAGTATCACATTTTTTTCTCATTCAAGCCTACAAATTCGAATTGTAGTTTAAGTTAAAACTCTTCAAGCTAAATCTAACAATTTTACGTTTTTGGATTGAGGTGATTAAGTTATGGGTTGGCAATTTCAGTACTGGAACGGTTCAGCATGGGTTAACTTTGCGAACGCACAAATAGATCATATACTGGAAGAACTCAGCAGCGTTGGGGGCCAAGAAGAGCTTGTTTTCAACTTGCCGAACACGGCTGCTAACCGAGCAATCGTGCAGTCTTTGCCTTTTGTTCAGTGCCTGTTCAACGGCGCATTGATTTTTCCGCTCTGCAACATGGGCGCGGTAATCGGTGAACTACAGTATTCCCCCACCTTGATTCAGGTTACCGCTTACAACGCGGTTTTTGTCAAGATGAGCCAGGCTTCCCAGACAATCACCCAGGTCTACAACGACACGGCGGCAAACACCATCCTTTCAGCCATTTGCAGCGCAGCCGGGGTATCGGCTGGTGCTTGCCCAACCTTCGCGGTCAGCATCACGTTTAACAACGCCAACTGCTTCAAAGCTGCACAGAGCCTTGCACAGGCATGCGGCATGGATTATTGGGCTGACGCTAACGGCTTCAACATCGGCACGCGAGATAGCACGCTTCAGACGCTGGGCTATTGTGATGACAACAGCAAAAGAGGTTTGGACTACAGCAAAACAGTGGATTACGTAGTTGTAAACGGCGTTAACTCAAGCGGGTTGGCGATTCAAGGGTCAGCGGGCACACCTGGCGGGAGCATAGCCACTTTTACGGAAAAGAAAGCCTGCGACGTTGCGACGCTAAACAATGTTGCAGCCTTCAAGCTTCAGAAACTTAACAACCCTTCTGACGGCAACAGCCTGGAATGCTTAATCACCCAGGTTGCCACGTGGCATCCGGGTCAGTACGTTTCGGCGAGCCGAGCCGATTTAGATCTGGTCGGCAGCTACATTATTCAGCGGATCACCAAAAACGTTGTAACCTGCACAGTTGAAGTCGACGCGGCTATGCCTCAGATGGATGTTGACGCGCTTGAGCAGGACGATTACTCTGGACCCGGCGGCGACTTGTCTTCTTACCCGGCGCAGCCAAGCACGCAGACGCCTACCGCGCTGGTTTTGCAAGGCTTAATCGGGTTCTATCACCTGTGGGAGGGGCAGGGCACTTTTGCTCAGGATTCAGCGCCGAACACCGCCCCAAACAATGGTAACATAACGAATGGAACTTGGATAGCAGGTCCTCTTAGCGACGTTTTACAGTTCAGCGGCACTGGCAACGTCGACTGTACAAATAACGCTGACGTCACCGAAGGGGGCACGAACAGCAAGTTCGCGGTCGGCGGCTGGTTTAGCCCCTCCGCATTGGTTGATCAAGCGCCTTTAATCAGCAAGGCTAACCAATTTATTTTGGAATTGTCCGGGACAGCTGGCGCCATCCGTTTCGGAGTGTACATCGGCGGCACCTGGCATTATTTGACTTCTCCCAACGGGGTCATTTCTGTGAATGGACGCTGCTTTGCAATGGGTGTCTATGACGGCGCAAATCTCTACTTGTACGTTTCAAACCCTTCAGGTGTCAGCCAGCTTTTAACTTACACACAAGCACAAACGGGAAGCATTGCCTCATCGACGGCAGAGCTCTATTTGGCGGGCTCCACGTATCAAGGCGTGATTGCTGAATGCATGATTTGGAGCCGTGCCTTGGGCGCTCAGGAGGTGCAGGAGCTCTTTTTTCGTCCCCTTGTGCGAGTTATCAACATAAGCCAAGTTGGGCTTTATCTCGAATATGGCTCAAGCGTTAAACCGCAATATGTGGTTGCGCCAACTTACCTTCTGGATTCTTTGATTTTATCAGGTAAAGTGGTTGTCTCCTCAGCTACTGGCACAATGAACAGTTATGAGGCTGGTTATACTATTGTTTCGCTGCTGCAATTCGGTGGTTCAACTTATTATAGCCTATGTCAGGCAATCTTGGATTTGTGGGCTTCCCTTCAGAATTCAGACGGCAGCTGGTATCAGCAATATAACCCGTATTCGCCTTATGGTGTGGTGGCTCAAACATCGGAAGGCACGGATGGCAACTTGAAAGTTGATTCTGGCGCTGCTCTTTTAGCTTGGGCAATGAGTTATTATGATCAACTGACAAGCGGCACGCGTTATAAGTCAAACGTGCAGAGCGCCTTAAGCTTCCTTCGGCAGTTGCAGTATGCGCATACGGTTGCTCACTCATCGAATTTAATAGCAAACGTCATCCTTGATGGGACGACGGACACGACCGCGTTATTGGCTGACTGCGCGGAATGCCTTCTCTCGACGAAGCATGCGATGGACGCTTACGGCGTGGCCCTTCAAACGTCTGCTGGCTACAGCGTGCAAACCTTCGCAAACAACTTGTACTACAGCATCTGCGTCGTTGGATGGCGAGGTAGTTCAGCGCTTTACTTTGACACGTCATACCCGTACGGGCAGAACACAAACGTACCCTTCAATTACCAGGAGAAAATCAGTTACACTCAGGCGTTGTGCAGCTGGGCAGTTTACGAGTTCGCAAAAAGCGCTTACCAGAACACTGGCGACTTCAGCGGCGGCATCTGTGAACCCTGCCTCGACTTCATCATAACGGTGACTCGCGGCTCATGGGGCGGAGAATACTACTGCCCGTACACCGCGGCTTCAGGTCAAACACAGGACGAGTTCGCCGGCTATTCAGCTTTGATGTGTATAGCGGCTCAAAAAGTGAACAGCGCAAAGTATGCTTCGCTCATTTCAGGGCTTCAGAGTTTTCTTAAGTGGCTTGCTCTTCCTGACGGGCGAGTCTGCGATGACATCGACGTGACAGGCAGGCTCTGGCGAAGCCAAATCTCTTCAGGTTCAACCATTACCGAAGGCGGCTTCTTAGTCTTGCCGATTGCAATGGCTCTGCTTGCGGGCGCAGGCAGCTGATTGCCCTTTTTTCCTTAAAACGCATCGCTTAACCAAAAGCGCGGGGGTGATTGTATGAGTTATAAAGTTTCGTTCAGTCTAAACCATGGAGTTGCTTTGGCGTTCATCGTCGGTTTAATCGCGGGTTTAACCTACCTGATAGACCAGAACACGCCCGTCACGGTCAGCATGGTGCTGATGGGAATAGTCATCGGTTTAACCGCAGCCCTACATTACGAACAAGTAAATTCAACTTCGCCGAGCACTCCAGCACAGAGCACTTAGCTGCCCTACAAAACCCTTTTTGAGTTTTCATTTTTTTGTTTTTTATAATGATAATTGAATGGTGAAATCTTGGAACCAAAAGAAAAAAAGAAGGAACTGAAGAAACAACTTGACTTGTTGACTCCTGGCGACCTACTGACCATAGAGTGGTGTGACGCCAGCGTCGGCAAAAGCATGGACAGCGGAGCAACTATTGACATACCAGTTAAAAGCTGGGGCATATTCATCGGCGTCTTAGGAGTCAAGGCAAAGCACATCGTACTTGCCCAAAACAGTTTCCGCTATGCAGACGGCATCTTCGACTTGGACTACACCGCTATCCCGCTTGGCTGGGTCCTCAACGTTTCAGTCATAATAAAAGAACATGTTCCGAAAGAAACCGCTGGCAAACTCGTTAGCAGCTTCATGGTTGGAGGGCATCGGACGATTAATCGTTCCATGACTTTTCAGCGAAGGAAGTTTCAGCAGAGGTTAAGCCTTGATGGCCGACCCGATTAAGCACGCCTTAACTCGCAGGCGGTTTCAACGGGGGCGCTTCGTAGAGGAGGAGCCTGACGAGACGCTGGTTTACTTGGTGAAGTTCGGGATTGCCATGACCGCTTGCCTTTCAGCGCTTGAAATTGCCAACATGGCTTTTCTTCACGGTTGGAACAGCGAAGTTTTCAGCGCCATCACAGGCTTAACTGGGATAGTGGTCGGTGTTTTTGTTGGAAGAAAAACGTAG